GTTCACTATGTGGAACCACACTTTTATACAAGTATAGTGAGTTCACTCTGGGCAGCTACTCTCAACTACACAGGGCGGGCTTACCGCACTTTACACCGACGAAGGTTTCCCAACCGGTGTATTGGGGTGGTTTAAGGATCCACCTAGATCCGTTACGGGCTCATTAAGGGAGTGTTCCCCCACCCTGCATCCTTGGTTTCCGCCTATCCCATGCAGGGCTGAGTACAGTAGTTTAACGACTTGCTGAGGTCGGTCCATTAAGTCTACCACCCAATAGGTGATGTTGTCGTCACAGGCAAACTGCTCGCATTACGAGCAAGCAATAACTTCAGATTATTGACATCCTCGCGCAATGCGGTGTTCTCCATCTGATATTGCTTTATTTGTGCCTTGACAAGTTCAACCATTTTGGGGGGGACATCTTCAATCGGGGGAGGATCCTGTTGGCCGTTGATGCCATGCTTCCTCTTAAATTCTTCCCAAGAAGTATTCCCACTTCGACTTCTTCGTCGGCGACGGCGCCGACGGCCAAGGAGACTGTCATCTCCCTCATCATCATCATCATCGTACGGTGTCTCACCAACCTTCTTGGGATCACCCCAACGAGAGCGCAAATTTTCCTTACTCTCATCACGCACATTCTCCACAAGAGCAGCATGCTCAATTGTGTGGAAAGAGAACTTTTCTTTCAATTGGTTGCGCGCGATCAACTCATTCTCGACCTTCACAGCGTTAGCCAGTGAAGATCGGTCAATCAGAGGTAAAAAGGATTGGTAATTAATAGCTCCATCATTAAAAACATAGCCGGCCATAACCCCAGCAGGAGGAATAACTCCATCATTGCTGAATTGAATATTGGGATAGGTGCCATTAACCTTAATGACCCAAAGGGCAAAAGCGTTGATGGTACCAGCCAGCGTATTTTGAGGGGCGTAATAATTTCCCGATATCGTGCAATGGTTGCCAGATACGGTTGGTTGCGACCAAGTAGCCGACGAGACTCCTTGCCAGGTCATCACAACAATATAAGTCCCTTCTAACAAAGTTGGGAACTCAATTATGTTACCAGTGATGAACGTGATTGGAAGCGGGCCACTCGATTGCGCATTCGTGCCAACAGGCGTCGAATTGGTGTAGTTGGTGGAAGTAAAGGCACCAACCAATTGGTCATAGTCACCACCCAATTTCGGTTTGTAAAACTCGATCTCGTAGGAGCACCACAACTCACCAATAACGTCACCATCTGAGGGTTGACCTCCAACACAAAGCGCAAACTGACCCCAATCATAGAGGTTCTGGTCAGCGTCGGCACTAATGGCTCCATTTCGCACATACAATTGTGTTCTTCCTGTTTGATCAGGTGCACATTCAATCGGGTGCATGAAGCTCTCGCTAGTTTTCCGAGATGATGTGAACTCATTATTGAGCATCTGCAGTTTTGAGCCAAACTGCGGGTCATGCGAGTCGTACTGTGTACTCATAGCAACAAAACCAATATTAGGAGTTGCTGCATAATCAGTGGCAAGGGAGTTGAACTCGAAAACCATGCCACGCAAGCGATATGCTTGGTACGAATTGGCCAACGGTGCAAGCCAAGGAAAGGTTGCAAAGAGACCAGGATTTATCGAGAAATACTGGATTGTGAATCCACTGGTGGTGGACAAAACATCGCCAAGATATTCTCGATGCGCAATGATATTATGCGACTTTGAATTGGACAAAACTGGAGGTTTCATCCCGCCCTCAATGGGCTCACCTTCTAAGGCGGAAGCAGCCGCTGTGATCGAATTGGTTTTCACTTCATAGTCCCCAAGTCCCGTAAGGACCATGGGGGCGATCTTGGGCAACCACTCACACGCCAAATCAGCCAAATTCTCATACCATGCTTTTTCCTTCTTGGGATGTCCATGCTTAGCATGGAGATTCCGGTAGTATTCAAGCTCCTCCTTAATACTGTCGAAATGGCCAGGATGGCCAGGGTTCCGCAAGGGACCTTGCAAAACCGCTGGTTTCGACGGAGGACCACCTCTGCCAGCTGACATTGTTTGCTGGTGTTGGGTAGGTTGAGATTTGGGGGTCACAGCCTGTTTAGCACTTGGTAGCTTAGGCTGTTTGCCCGCGCCGAAGGGATTAGCGCTTTTGTGGGCAATAAAGGCTTTCGCGGTAGAATGATCCATCAACGCCTTTAGCTGCTTGTTGCTCATTTGGACGACAGCAACTTGTTGTGATGGTTGCTTGTCAGGTTTGGAAGGAGATGCCTTCACTGGTTGTTTCTTGATCTCGGGCTTAGAGCCTTTAGTCGCGTTGGTCTTCGTACGTCCCATAAGTATCGTAAAATACTTTGTCCCATCCTCCATCCATGACAAAGGACGACGTTTCAACGCCGAGATACCAGTCAACAACATCCTCATAAGAGGGTAATTGCCAGTTTTCTTCTCCAAATTTCTTGATAGCAGGACAATTGCTATGATACAATACGTCAGAGCAAGCACGGTGAAAAATAGAAAACACCTCCTTGCCATTCCCAGCTGACATAAGCATCAGAGACACCATCTTCGCGAATTCGGCTTCGGGAGTCATACGTTCCTCATTAAGCAGCATGGGCGCTGCGATACGACCTAAATCGTACCTGGGAATGTAACCCCTATCCGTCATCTCGAAGGTGAACCCAAGAAATGATATATCACGCAAGTCATAGGATATGACGAACGGATCCAATTCCAAACCATAAAGTCCAAAAATCTTACGGTACGCAGCCTCAACCTGCTCATCCGTGGCTACAAGATTGTCGGCGACGACAAAGTCATCACCGAACAGTGCAGCATAAACGCACTCATCAATGAGCTCGGGAGGTGCTCCCAACTCAAGATATGTGTGTGCAATACAAATAGCCATACCGATAATGTTGTCAATGGTCGTGCTGCCACTACCAGAGTTGTTGCCCCACGTTTTCTCTATCAAGTCCCCATTTGGTAAGTGGAGACGCGAGTTTATAGCATAGTAAGTAGCATATTCCATCTCTTCAGACGGGTCAATCCAGTAGTTTTTAATGTCGTATATAGCATCCATGTGGGGGAGGAGGCGATCCCAACCTTTAACATCACCCATAGCTTTACGGCGAAGCCGGTTAAGCGCACGAGCGAGACGATTGGTGCCGCCCTCATACGGATTAAAT